ACCAGCGCCCAGGATCCAACCCAGGAGAAAACTAGCGCCATAATTCGTGAGCATCTCTTTTGCCTTGTCACTGAGTTCACTCATCGGATGGAGCCTCCGGCCAAGCATCGGCGGCGTCGTCGGGGTTGTCATGCACCTGGGGGAGGTCTCGCAGAGCTGCGCGGTGATCCTTCCATGCCTGGCTCATCGTGCGGTCCTTGACGGCTCGCCAATCAGTCTGGGCGAGCTCGACATCTCGGTTATGCCGAACCTCTTCCCAAGTCACTTCACGATAGGTAACGGTCTTGTTGCCGTCCGTGTCGATGTGGATCATCCTACGCTGAACCTTCATGCCATCAGCTCCACTTGACCATGATGAGAGGGCAGGCAACATTCGCGCCGAGGATGTTGGCCGCGGTTGCCGTCGCGGGAAGCGAGTTATCCACCCCGGTTTCAGTCAGCGCGTTTCGGTTGTAGTCACTGGAATACTCCTGTCCACCGAAGTTCGTTTCATTCTCGGTGAGATGAGCTGTAAAGGAAATGTTTGCTGCCGCAGTTCTAGCCATCCCGAAGTAGTACAGCGTGCCGACCGTGAGGTCTGGCGGACTGGAGAAGTCCACCTCGATGTAGCCGGTGCTCGAGCACTCGACAGTTACCTCGTCAGAGAGCTGCGTGGTCGGTGCTCCTGTGTCGGCGTCGGAGTTGTAAACACACATCAGCATATCAGCGCTAGCCGTCGCATTAGTGACACTCAGGATAACCGAGTCCATCGTTGCCGTAACTGGAGCGACGAAGGGGAAATACTGAGCAGGGTCGAGGTTCCAGGTCATCGCTGTATCTGGCGATCCCCGGCCAAATGGCCCTTGCTTCGTTAACGAGCTGTAGTTCGCCCCAGACTTCACCCCAGCACCCACGCCCAGGATCGCGGCACTACCTCCGCCAGACAACCAGCCGTCGAATGATCCCTTCGTCACCATCCTGGCGAATGCGATCAGGCAGATGCGACGAAGCTCGTCCTCGTTCTGTTCCTCGATGGCTATGGGATCGGCTACATCAGCCAGGGTATCAGCTGTAACATTCTCGAGGTCTTGGTTCTGGAGGAGGGTGTAGACCCTGGGGGACCGCTTGATTGCATCTGGTAGAGGCATCACAACCACCCGTCGAAGGATCCCTTAGTCACCATGCGCGCGAAGGCGACCAGGCAAACGCGCCTGAGCTCGTCCTCGTTGAGCATCTCGATGCTGATCGGGTCGGCTACGTCTGCCAGGTTATCTGCAGTGAGGTTCTCGAGCGTTGTAGTCTTCAACAGCTTGTAGACCCTGGGCGACATAACGGGCGCATCTGGTAGAGGCATCATCTCATCCCCACGATGAGCATGACATAGCCCCAGAAGTTATTCGGAATCGAACTCGAGATATCGAACTGGCCCGGCCCTGCCCCGGTTCCAGTGCCGACTCCCGTACCTGCTGCTGCTTCTCGGGCTGCTGCTGCTGCTGCTGCTGCTGCTTTGTTTGCCTCTTGCTGGGCTAGTCTCCTCTGTACCTCTGCGAGTTGTGCCGCAGACACCCCGCCAATCTGTTGACCAGTGCCGGATAATCCGCCACCACTTACCTGTACCAATGCCGACACCTCACTTGAGCTGCTTGGATCGCATTTTGGCTATTCTCTCGATGCTGTCGAGGTCTTTCGTTGAGATGAAGTCACGAAGGTAGAGCTTCTTCGCCTTCGAGAGGATCTCCGCGAGTCTTCTGCGGCCAGCAGCCTTAGTCATTCGCGCCAATTTCTCACCCCTAAGCACTCGTGAGGAACTGGGCTTTGAAATTCAGGTTCACCGGTGCGCTGAGATCCGCTGGCAGTGGTTGCATGACTGACGGGTCAGTGTCGGTGACTGATCCGACGACGTTACCCAGGGCGTCGACGATGTAAGCTCCGTTGGTTTCGATGAGAGCTCCGTCGACTGTGATGAAAGTTCCGGAAACAATGGTCTGGCCCTGCAGAGTGTCGCCGATGCTGTTACTAGTCTGGATATCGATCAGTTCGTTGGTGGCCCCGCCGGTCGGCGTGACGTGGAAGATTCTAGAGATTCCCTGGTTGGTGTAGACGGCGAGGCTGGCTCCTCGGTCGGCTGCAGTCTGGGTCATCACCTTGAGGAGATCACCGGCCTGAAGTGTGAAGGGGGCCCACAACCTCGGGGTGAAGGTGGATGCTCCCTTCACGCAGACGGCGATGTTTGCAGCCACGACGCCCTGCCTGAGGATGTAAGCGTATGAGATGCCTACGCTTCCACTAACGAGGCCATGAGTAACAGTCTTGCCAGGCGCATAGTCGCCGATGTTGATTGCCGAAACGGTGTACACGGTGTCAGTGGTCAGAGATGTTTCTGTGCCTTCGACGACTTCGAGCTTCAGCGGGATGTTCGTCCCGTCACTGCATGCCAGGTTCCCTACACAAGTTGTCGTTGCCATAGGATCACAACCTCACTCCGATGCCCAGGGGCTTCATCATGTTGCGATTGACATTAGCGATGGGCTTCCTCAGGAGCTTCTTAGCGAACTTGAAGGTGATGCCGATCCCTATTGCCTGGACAGCCATAGCCTGGTAGCTCGCCATGAAGTTCGTTTGCATAGCGTCGAAGGACGATCCGGGGTCAGCGACCAGCGAGGAGAGTGAAACACTACCTCCGCCGTTCGTGGTCGCCATCGCCGTGCTGCCACTGCCGTCGAATCCGATGAATCCGACTGGGGTGTTGTTGGCGACGCCGCCGACGAGGACGCTAGCGTAGGCGTAGCTCTCTGCGAGATTGATGAGGCTGATTGTCTTCGGTGCTCGACGTCGTGACTTCTTCCTTCGGCGTGCCATTGACAGTGAAAGTGAACAAAGTCGCTAATAATGCTACTGAAACTCATCGATTGTGCCTTGGAACTTACCATCAGGGCCTCTTTGCGTAACCACGGCGTCGATTGTGTTCATCTTCTGAGCTGCGATCCCCTGGATGAGCTGCGCAATCGCACCCTGGATAGGGTTGGGCGGTTCGAAGTCACCGATCCCGCCGTCCAGCATGCGGTCGATGGTGCCCTTGAGTGCCAGGGCGAGCCGTTCATCCAGTAGTTCGAGCATGTTTGCCATCTCGATCCGCAGCCAGAGGCCGAGACTGACGATTGAAAGCAGCGTCAGGACGCTCAGAACGCCCAGAATGACCATTTCAGCGGCTACCATGCCTCTCTACCGTCCGTCGAACGCCCATCAACCTACCTTTATCCTCTATATTTGTCACCCCGCGCACCCACCCTACTACCGTTCGCGGTTATTGAGCCTTGTTTCGGTATACCTTCTTGGGATAATAATAATAACACCCCCCTATCTGGGTCGGATCATGTGCCCCGGCATCTCTGCAAGCTTGTCCGAACCCGCTTACGCCATTTTTGCGTCATGGCCGAAGAAACGACGCTCTAGGATACTGTCTGAGACGATTGAGGACCATAGGCGATGCCAGAACCGCACTGCAGAGCTGAAAGCCCTCAGAGAGGACGTAAAGTCCCTTTCAGAGGCTTTGGGGAAGCATGGATACTTTCAGGAGGCTGAAAGTGATGAGTGAATGCCGAACTCCGGGCTGCCTGGTCCTATACTACGAGGATTCAGAGCCCTGCTGTCCTGCCTGTGGGGTAAAGGTTTGGTGGACTAAGTGATGAAGGGACTCTGGCAGTGCCCGCAGTGCGAGACTTGGTGGACCTGGGCGACTCGCCCTGGCGCGATCACTCTCCAGCGTCGATGCAGGAAGTGCGGCAAGCGAGTCCGAACACAGCTAGTCCGTCACTGGTCGGGCCGTGGCCGTCCTCGCCTGTGGAAACTTCTTGTGCGGCCGAATCACGAGCCACACTATGCGCTGCGACATGAATGCCGCCAGAGGAACCAGGGAAGGTGGAAGGAATGACCAGGAGAGAACGAGTGACGATAGGGTGCGGAAGCAGATATGTCTGCTTGCGATGTTCTCGAGAGTTGCGTTGGACTGGGAACGCAGATCGACGAACGGCTATGTGTGCTCGGTGCTGTCGACAGATTCGGGAGGCGATTGAATGACCCCGAGCGAGTTCTTCAAGTGGCTGGCGATGGAGTTCGACTCCTGGGACGGCTGGGATAGGTTTCGCACGCTCGAGGGAGAAGAGAACATTCAGAAGATCGAGTGGTTCGAGGTCAGCGAGCGCATGGAGGTCGACTATTCCGACCTCGTTGACGAGGTCCTCGAGGTCGAGACAATCTGCCTTTGCTGCGGCCAGAGGCCAGAAGCATGCGACAACAATGGTCTATCTCTCCCGTAAAGGGGGGGGGGAGAGACCTAGAATCCGCCGCCGCCGCCGCCGTTCTGATCCTGCTCGGGCAGCAGGCCGAGGAGCTGGGCGAGTCGCAGGCCGATGCCTGGACCCAGGGGGCCCCCTGAGATGATGACGCCGGCTGCGATGGCCTGCTGTCTCTGGGTGAGGAACTCGTCGATGACGTCAGGGACATCCAGGCCGACAGGTCTGAACTTGAACCCGATGAGGCCGGCGAGGATGCTGAGGAGCACGATCATGCCAGTGACGTCTTTCATCAGGCTGACCACGGACGGCAGGACGTTGCCGATCATGTAGGCCGTCACGATGTCATCGAGCTGCTCTGACTGCTTGTCCTGGAGACTGATGCGATACTCGATCACGGTGTCCGGTTTTCGCTTGGTCATCAGAGCACCCCTGTGATCGAGTCCCAGAGCGTCTGGCCGAGACCAGCGCCCAGGATCCAACCCAGTAGGAATGCCATCCCGTTGTCTGTGACCATGCGCTTCGCAATGGTGCCCAGGGTTTCTTCATCACTCATCAGGCATCACCGGCCAGGCATCGCAGGCCTCGTTACTCGAGGGAAAGCCTCCGAGATCTCGCAACGCCTGGCGGTACTCCTTCCAGGGGGTCGACAAGACGACGTCCTTGAGAGCTCGCCAGTCAGAATCTTTCAGAGCCTGGTCTCGAGCTGCTCGAACTTGAATCCAGTCGACGTCCTTCATCCCCGACTCGAGGAGTTCACCGTCAGACCCGAATACCTCGAATGACCTCTCCATTATCCTCTCGCTCCTACAATCACAGCGGATCAGCTTGGAGCCGTATTTTGGGTGCTGCTCCAACGAATACACCTATCGAGGATTTGGTTAATGAAGCAGGGGGCTCGCCTGTCGCGCTATATGTTAAACAGCCGCCTGAATTGGTGGATATTGCCGATGATGCCAAAATAGGCATCCCGCTCCTTCCATACTCGTAGTAGCCCCCGCCGTACGAACAAGAACCGCTCGTGCGCTCCCAAGAGACAGCGGCATAAAGAATCCCATTTGCGCCGAGTGCTGGGCCAGCACCAAAAGCCACAGTCTTATCTCCCGTGCTGCTGATTGAAGCACTTGTGGAACCTATTCTTGTCAAGGGAAGATTAGTTGATGTATCAACGGAGTAAATTGTAAGATAGAAAGTTCCATCGAAAGTTCCCGACGCAATACTGAACCGCAGATCATTCGCCGATGACTCAACAGGAATAACAAACGGGATCAGGTACATTGTGTCTTCAGGGAAAGCCACGTTGGCAGCTTGCGAACCCTGGGACTGGCCAGTTAGGTCATAGACGTAAGATGCAGATGGCGGTCCTACCGAAAGCATGGGTCCATCACCACCACCAGCCTCGAGCAGACCGTCCCATTCCGATTCGACGCAGAGCCTGGCCAGATTGACTATGATCAGGTCAACCATCTCCTGCTCGTTCATGTCCTAGATCGAGATGGGTTCTCCTACGCTCTGCACCTGGCTAAAAGTCACAGAGTCTAGATCGAGGTTCTGAAGCAGGGGAAAGACCCTCTTCGAAGGCTTACGATCCTCAGCTCTCATCCTAACAACCCGTCCCATTCCGATTTGACCGATAGCCTGGCGAGGTTGACGATGATGAGACGGATGCATTCTTCTCGATTGAGCTCTTCTATGCTGATTGGATCACCGACGTCCTGCACGTTACTGAAAGATATCTGCCTGGCACCGTCGCCAGCCTCGAGAGTCTTGGTCTTCAGTAGCTTGTACACGCGCGGGGGCTACTACGAGTATGGAAGGAGCGGGATGCCTATTTTGGCATC